ATCAACACAGATAAAGACCCATTTAGGACATGGTATATTTGCATTGAGCCGCACTTGGCTTCTGAAAATAATGCTCCTAATTTAGACAACTCGCCTTGGCAAAAAGATGGTTGTGCAAAAACTGTTGGTTCTTGCCGCAAAAGATTCGCAAATTCGTTTATTAACTACAGTGGTATTAGCGGCTCTTATTTAAACCAAACCTCTCAGGTACAAAACATTGTTCCTGCTACAATTAATGGAAATCCTAACTCATACTATTTACCATTTGGAGGTTTCCCTGCTACAGATAAATATGACTATGGACAAACATTCTTTAAGAAGTAAAGTATTTGATGAAATTTTAATTTTTCTAAAGGAATATTGCTCGCTTTATTTTAATATTGAGTGTTGCGCCCTTGTAGGAAAAGATAAAAATTATTTTGTTGTAGAGTTTATGAAAAATAGATCGCCGCAACCAAATGACTTTTTTTGCGTTGATCCAATGGATTTTTTAAGATTTAAAAATTCAAACAACTTATTATGCCTATTTCATTCTCATCCAAGCACTGATGAACAGTTTTCAGAACTGGATATTGCTAATGCAGACGCGCTATGCATTCCTTCTATGATTTACTCATTGAAAACAGACAATTTTGCTTTTTATGAGCCAAAAGAGTGTGAAGTGGATGTAAAGATACTTAAGAAGATTAAAAAAAAGCTATGACAGAGATTCATTTACACGGTATTTTAGCTAAAAAATATGGCAAAGTACATAACTTTGTGGTCAAAGAACCAAAAGATGTATTGCGTGCATTTGAAGCTAACTATGAAAATTTTAATCACGACATTAAAGAATTGTTGAAAAAGAACATTGTTTATACCATTGTTGCTGATAATTGCTGGTTAAAGAATAAAAATTCATTTGATGAAAAAAAAATAAAAAAGATTGATTTTCTTCCTTGTATTTTAGGCGCTGGACCTGCTGTTGTTTTTGGAATTATTTCTCTTGTAGTAGCCGTGGCTTCTGCTATTTATTCTTATATTCAATCTGGCAAACAACAATATCCATCTATTCCTGGAGCAGAAGGAACATCTTCCGCATCTAATAAATCAATGGCTTTTAGTAACAGGGAGAATATAACAGAGCAAGGTAACCCTGTTCCTTTAGCTTATGGAAGATTGCGGGTTGGTTCCTATGTGATTCAAAATACAGTTAAGAGTTTCCCTCTTTCTTTGACTTTGATAGACGAATTCATCAACTCTACCAATAAAAAATCCAATAATCAAACAGCCGTTATTGACGCTTCAGAATCAAATTTGGCTGCTGTTACAACAACTAATTAATATTGCATGAACCATTATATCAAAAAATATCTTCACAAGATTGCTGGTTCTAAAGGTGGTGGTGGTGGTGGTGGTTCACCTCCGCCTCCTCCGCCGCCAACATTAAAGCCGCCGAAGCTTGGAGATTTACAAGCTATATCTTCATACGAATACATTGAGAATATTGATCTTATTTCAGATGGGGAAATTGATGGTTTTGTTAGCGAAAGAGGGGATTATGTTGAAGATTCAAGATTATTTGAAAGTGTTTATGTGAGCGATGTTGCTGTCAGGCAACCAGTAGATATTGATGGGGCGACACTAGCTTCAATTAATTTAGACTTTATTAAAAACGCTTTTAAGCAAAAATTTTATAAAAATGCCGAATTTAATTCAAGCAATTATATTGAAACAACGATAGATTCTATAAATACTTGGCAATTAAATCAAGCTGTTGATGGCGGCAACATTCAACTTTCAGTTTTAACTCAGAAGAATTCAATTGCTGATTATATTTTTAGCGATATTAACGCAATTCAAAGTACTTATAATTCTTATACGCAATATCCTACTACTGCTACTTTTAAGCAGCTTAGGTTGCTTAGATCAAAGTTTAATTATGCAAATTCAAAAGAAGTCGATGCTTATTTGTTGCCTTTCAGTGCGGAATTAAAAAATAATCAATATCCTTTTGTTGCTTTAAGATTATTCTTTAATATAACTAGATCAGATTATCCATACTACAATACAGATGATTTTATTTATTTAGATTCCGATTTGAGAAATCAAATATTTTTGCCACTTGAAGATTCTGAATTGCAAGGAAGGTCTTGGAAAAGTCCGCCTCAAAAAGTTAATCTGACTTATTTTCTTGAGGGAAGCGGGGTAACTTATATTAGAGGAAGCATCTATATCTTTCTCTATCAAAAAGATGGTTACATTTTAAGAAATGGCGTTGAAGCGGTAATCAATCATCTAAACAACGTTAGAGTAATTAAACCATATTCTAAATATAACTATGCAAATGCAACAATTGAATTGCGTAATGGAGATGAGCTTCAAAAACCATTAAGTCTTTTTAATAAAACATATTTAGATCAAAGATATGGTTCGAAACTAAGAGGCGCTTTCATTAAGGGAAGACCAGTTCTCACTTTATTTGATAGTGGCACAAGCGTATTATACACACAATATGATCCGAATGCTGCTTATGCTTCTACAGGTATATTAACTAATGAAGGTAATCAATGGATTAATCGTGCAGAATATAACCAATACCGTAGTTATCACAGTGGTTTGTTTAATGGCGGAGCTAGTTTTGAAGATTTTGTCGCTCAAATTTTGAATTCAACTGGTGGTTTAAAACTAAAATCAATCACTAAATCTTCTAATCCATCTTCTGTAAATTATCAAACTTGGTCAGCTACAAGCTCTGATACGCAAAATATTTTAACATATATCTTTACTGATTCCAGTCAAGGAGTAAACACCACATTTGAATATCTTATTGTTTTTGATAGAGCAACATCTTGTTTTAAAAAAGATGTCGTTATAACAGCAACACGACAAGCAAGCGGCAGGGTTAAAGGTGCAGGCTCAGCCGTAACTAATGGTTCATTTAGTATTCTTGCATCTGATACGGTTAATATCAAGAGTATTGGTAATGACATTATTGTAGCTAATACTACGCCAGTACCTCCGAGTAATGGCTCTACAGTTAAAGGGACGTTCAGAGCACAGCAGGAGGCTGTGTTTACGGGCGTTTCTGCACCATCATTAGCATCAGTTAGCTTAGACAAAGCTTTTTGGGGAGGAGTCTTGAGAAGCTGTTTGGATTTAGGTTATCGAATTGATGGCAGTGATGACATTAGATTTTTGCCATCAGTAGAAAGCTATACTGCTTGGAATGATCAGTATATTAAATACTCTTCTGAGCCAGCCTCTCCAATTACTCATGTTATTTTAAATCCAAACGTGAGCCAAGTTTATGTAACATTGAATGTTACTGTGCTTCGTGATATGGCTCATCGAGACGTATCACTTATTACATATAATGGCGCATCACAGTCTGTGGAAGCGGGAACTGTTCTTCCGTCTTTAATGAGAATTCGGATTGAAACTGGTTATCAAAATAAAAATGGAGAAGAGGAATTGACTTCTTCAAGAGAATATCAAATTAAAGGCTTAATTGATTCTCCAGTAAAAATAGACATTGGTAGAGAAGAAAACAACTCTTCTATTAGAGAGTATAGTAGATTTATTTTGGGAACGGAAAATGTGGCCAAGCCAATTGAACTCCCAAACCCACAACCAGATCGCGTGCGTTTTGTAAGAATTTGGAGAACTACAGCAGAAACCTATTCATCTCTCATTAAAAGAGAAGTTTATTTAGAGAAGATTACTGAAATTATTAATATTCCGTTTTCTTATCCATTCTCAACTATTTGTGGATTAAAATTAGACTCAAGAAGTTTGAGTGAAATTCCTCCTAGAAGTTACGATGCAAGATTCAAAAAGGTATTTGTTCCAAGTAATTATTTTCCACTCAACCCAAATGGTGTTGATAAAAGATATATTTTAGGTAAAAACATTGGAGCATTTAATGCTCTTAGTGCAGATAGTGAAAAGAAGTCCATTTATAAAGGCAATTGGGATGGAACTTTTAAACTGGCTTGGACAGATAATCCAGCTTGGATTACTTTTGATCTATTAATCAATAGAAGATATGGATTGGGTAATTTTATTAAACCTGATCAAATTAATTATTGGGAACTGTATAAGATAGGCAGATTCTGTGACGCAGTTGATAAAAATGGAGTTTTCCAAGGAGTTGTAGCAAGCGATGGTGGATTAGAGCCTAGATATGCTTTTAATGGCGTAATAGCTGATAAAACAAATGTGTTTGATATGATCAAATCAATCATCGCTTCTTTTAGAGGAAACTTGTTTTATTCAAATTCTGAAATTAATTTTACAAATGATAGGATCAAACCAATCATGGCATTTTTTAACAACTCAAATGTTAAAGATGGTGTCTTTTCTTACTCTAATGATAGAAGAGATTTGCAATATAATGTGATCGAGGTTTCATTCTTAGATAGAGAAGACTTGTATAAGAAAAAAATTGAATACATTGAAGACGCTGATGATATTAAAAATAGAGGAATTTTGAGAACAACAGCAGATACTTTTGGCGTGACTAGCAGAGCGCACGCTAAAAGAATTGGAGAACATATTATTTATTCGTGCATTAATGAAGACCAAAATGTTGCCTTTATCTCTTCTTTAGAAACTTTACTTTGCCGTCCTGGAGACTTAATTGCAATTAATGATGAAGTCAAAACATTAAAAAATCATGTTGGCAGAGTTTTATATACTGATCTTGCTTCTAATGCTATTTATACAAACATCTCGTTGTCTTCACAAGATTTTAATCCATCAGGCTTAATTGCTGAAATATCATTGTTAATTCCAACTGGTAAACCTCAAATGGAAGACTTTTATGATTTAGCTAAAAGTCCTTCTAAGCTAAGTATTAATGAGATTTATAAAACAGATATTCCAATGCGTGTTACATTTCAAGCAACTGGCTTGATGCTATCCAACACAAGCCCTTCGCTAGATTACGGTTCAGCTTTCTTTATTGATTCTGGATGCAGTGGCTATCCATTGATGCAAGATGTCATAAATGGAGTGCCTTGCTCTATTACTCTTGCAAACACTAAACAGGAAATTTATAAAATTAACTCTATTAAAGAATTAAATTTGAACCAGTACGAAGTTGTTGCAGTTAAATTTGATACTGGAAAGTTTGCTGAAATTGAAAATGGCGAAACTGGTTTATTGCAAGATTTTTACGAATCATTCCCAAGCGCAAGAAATACCCAAGTTAACGAGGGCAATAGTGATCTTTTGGAAAATAAATATAGATATGATTTGCCTTACCCAAGTATTTTAGAATTTTCTACTGGCAATTACGACAGACAAAATGATGTCGTTGACCTTTCTGGTAGGTGGACAAACGTTAATGGCGCAAATTTATACAATGTTGAACTTATTTCTCCAACCTATAAGAGCAAAAAATTAACAACTTCTAATAACTACATTATTTTTGAAGATCAAGCTGAAATTGGAAGATACACAATGAAAATTACTGCTCGAACAACTGGTATTTATCCAAACCCAATTTCCCCAACAGCAGTTGGTGGGTTTAAAGTCTATTCTTATGATGCTCCCGTAAGAACAAACTTGATTGTTGATACCGTAACCGTTGATAATAATTAAATAAACTTATATGCCAGACGAAACTACAACAACTGAAGAGCCTGTAACTACAACCACAGTTGAACCTACAACCACAGTTGAACCTACAACCACAGTTGAACCTACAACCACAGTTGAACCTACTACAACTGAAGAACCTACTACTACGACAACAACGCCGCCTTGTAGCTGTATTGAAGAGCAATACTCTTCCACCTGCCCAATTGAGTCTGGCGCTGTATCGTTTCATAAGTGTCCTACAGACGGGATTTACTACACTGATCTAGCTGGCTGTGAAAACCAAAATGGCACAAAAGTCAACGGCCCTTTTTACTTTCTTGAAAGCGGCCCGCCAGGGCCACGATTATATAATTTTATTGAGGGTATTCCGTATCCAGAAGCAGGATATTGCACAACAACAACGACCACCACAACCACCACAACAACAACGACGACAACGACAACGACCACAACATTACCGTATTATAGCTGCGATGATGTTGGTTATTGCCGTGTTAATAAAGGATATGGTCGCCCACTAAGATTTACGGCTCCACCAGGATACCGAAATGCAGGAGAGAGAATTGTTTGTTATTGTTGTGACGACGGCTCTTCTGATTGTCCTCCACCTCCTCCGCCAAGTTCATTTTATCCCGCACTTTTTTCAGATGGAACTGGAGGCGCAAATTTAATATTTAATTGCAACAATCAAGCAATTAATTTTACCTTTCAAGATGTTTATGGGGCTAAAATCCAATCAGAAAAAGACATTGTAAATTTAGACAATCAGCAATTTTTTACTACTATTTCAGCCTATGATCGTGACGATGTTTTAGTAAGTGAGAATTTTGTTAGTGGTGATTTGGGTCTTTCATATACCTTCACTCAAGAAAAAAATAAACAATTATTTAACGGTCCCAAATATGATCCAAATGGCGAGCGGGAGTATGCATTATTATTTTCTTTTTATAATAATAGTCCATTTGGTTTCGCAAAAAACTCTGTGCTCGCAACTGGCTGGCACCCACCAGCACGAATTTCATCTGTAACGGTTCAAGATTATTTTACTACACAAATTACTGGAATCATTAATTCACCAATTACAGAGTGGACATATAATGGATTTAATAGAACATATTTTAGTGGTCTATATAGAGCCACAGATACGTCTGGAGCTAGTGGTGTAAGTGGTTATTTAGAAATTAATACTGGAGGTTTTAGTGGTGTATATTTTAATTTAACTGGTGATGACTACAGTGGTTTTCAAGGCTTGTTCAGTGGTGTTAATGGAATTACTGGTATTAATAGATTTGAAATTACTGGTCGCGATCAACCACTACCCACAGGTTTTACATCTGGTTTATCAGTAGCAAATACTTGGCAATATTTTTCTACTGGAGCTACTGGTGTCTCAGGATTTAGTATCACTGGCTATTTGAATAGCGGTAATTACTATTCAGTGTTTACTGGCGGTTCTAATTTCGGATTAGTAAATACAGGAAATTATATTATTAATTTTGCTAGTGATCCTGCTTCTGTAAACTTTTTTAATATTCCAAGTGGACAACAAATAGGATTGCCTAGCGGAGATATTTACATTAATATTGTTGAGCAGACTGGTTTGACTGGCACATTGACAACAAATTATGTTGCATTTATTAATGATATTGAGCAACCAACTGGTTACCCAGCATTAACATTTCAGTCAACTGGTTCAAATGAAATTATTTTTAATCCAGTTCCACCAGATAATTCCACTGTTTTAATCAAAGAACTTTCTGGAGTTTCTTCCATATTAAATGAACCATTGATTAATGAAGCCATATTTACAATTAATTTTGATAATGATTTTGGCAGCTATTATAAAACAAATGGAGTCGATCTTTATACTGGAAGTTTTTCAGGAGAAGACCCTGAATCTTTAAGCGGTTTCTCTTTATTAAAAAGAGTTACATTCTTGGAGGAAAAAGCCTCTCAAAATGTCACGGTTTACTCTTATGAAGTTCCGCCAAATACAGGAATTATTTATAAATTTGTGCCAGTTGACTGCTTTGATACTGGTTTAATTTATTACAATAGTGGTTTATCAGCTTTTATTTTTAGGCCAAATGAAACCTTTTTTTACGAAAAGGGCATTCCTCCAACACTTTCTTTTGAACAAAGAACGGGGAACATCTTTAGTGGTAGAAATCCAGAACTCACTCCAATTGCAGTCCCTGGTAGGGATGGTCATTTAATTTTCCAAACTGGTAGTAGTGGTGAAAACCTTTATTTACTTAAATCTGGTTTATGGAAAACTATTCTTCCTTATGAAGAATTAAGTGGCATTTTTGATCTACGATATGTAGAAAATAATCAAACAGGACAATTTGTATCTACGGGTTCAACTGGTAGTTTTGTAAAACTTGTTGCAACTCCTCAAGTTGCAACTGCAAGCGGAAAAATTGGAGAAATAGCTTTTTCTGGAACTTATTTATATGCTGCCACTGGAACAAATCAGTGGGGAAGGGTTCAATTATCTTCTTGGTGATTGAACGGCTTAAAGATCAAATAATCTGGCTGATTATCTTTTTCTTTGTATTTATTTTTGAATACAATGACGTTTTGAGTAATAATTTCCCCATTCGGTCCCTGTAGAGTTACCTTCCCAGAAAGGTATTTATTGCCCTTCCCCTGCTTGAGCCATAGGCTTCCCAGATTGTTTTTCGACCAATTCGTAGAATTGTTTGGTTGCTTCGATGAAGTCTCTTCGTGCATAATGCGG